TCACCATTGAAAACGAGGGGGGAGAAGATAAATGTATCTTGCTACGAGTTGAAGAAATTGACACCGAACTTCCCATTGACATTGAAGAGTGGCCTCTGATTGTCCAGGCAGTGGAAAGGCTGCTTGCAAATAGAGCGTTAAAGAAGGAGGCTTTCAAGCCTGCAGTGACTGAAAAGTTCTTGAACAAAATTGCATTTGACAAGGCCGCCACAGTGGAAGCTCTTAACGGTGACTGCTACAAACTTATGGGAGCATTTGCCTGGAGTGAAACCGATCAAGGAGTTGCTTACTGGAAAAAGCGCAGCAATGGAACCATTGATCTTTCACCGTCCGACAGTGATCTCCTGCTGGGCTGGGTGGATGCCGCTGGCTACTACGAGAAGAATAATGACTGATCATCCTGCGAAAATGCAAGCAGAGCTGATAAAGGAATTGAACGGACTGCCTCCAATGTGCGCGATAGAAACGGCATTCCAAGCTGGCGCAGATCAGGAGCTGGAGGCGTGCTGTGAGTGGCTCAATCGCTGCGGTTTCTATCAAACAAGCAACCACCTCCGCGCCACCCGCCGCCCCAAGCCGCCAAGCGTAAAACAACAGGCGTTGTCCGCTCTCGATGAAATCGACGGCTACGCTATTGACCAACTCAAAGCATACACTGTCCACGATGAACTAAAGGCGCATGTTGACACCGTCCGCCGCGCATTGGAGGCTTTGCCCAATGACTGACCATTTCTCCACCAAAAACCGTCTAATCGGCCTCGCCATGCAGCACGCGCCATTGCCAGAGTTCAAGCTGCTTGTAGAGCGCTTTGAGCCTTTTGATCTATGCGCAACGAAAAGTGCTGCTGCAGCCTTTGGTTATCTTCTTGCAAAAGAAGAAGCCAAAGAAAAGGAACCTTGGGAACAGCCTCCCACCATCTACGATGACGTATGCACTGTTCTTGAAGGCTACTCCGAAGGCGTGCATGATCTTGAACATTCTGCCGACAAGCTCTTTGGAGCAGTTTATCAATGGCTGGAGAAAGTACCTGGCATTGGCCATGAAGCCCTCAGTGATGCATTCTCCAGTTGTCTTCCGCCAACGGACGCTTGACAAGGCAACAAGCCTGCTCTATCCTTGCCTTGCCTCATTCCCCATCGCTCTTTTCTCATGACTTCCGCTGAACTGCCTTCCATTTCTGTTAATGGCGTGGAATACGTCAGGGCCGATTCTATTCCTGCAGCCAAACCCAATGGCAACCGCGCTGTAATTGTTGTTGATCGTGGTTGGATTTTTGCTGGTGACATCACCCGTGAGAATGGCCGCATCAGGATCAGTCGTGCTGTATGGGTGTTTCGTTGGGAAAGCTGCGGCTTTGCCAAGGTCATTGAAAACCCCAGCAACGCCGACATTCGCCCAATGGCGGATGTGGACATGCCCGAAGGCGCAGAGATTTTTTGCGTGCCGGTAAGCGACAACTGGGGGCTGTGATGACCGCTATATTTCGTCCCGTAGGCGACGGCTCCGGCTCCGGCTCCGGCTCCGGCTCCGGCTCCGGCTCCGGCTACGTCTACGGCTCCGGCTCCGGCTCCGGCTCCGGCTCCGGCTCCGGCTACGGCTCCGGCTCCGGCTACGGCTCCGGCTCCGGCTACGTCTACGGCTCCGGCTACGGCGGCACTTGCTCTCCCCATCGTCTTAGACGCAAATAGTTCATTCTGAACACCACGCTTTTCCCATTGCCCCTAGCCTTAACTGACTAGGGGCTTCTTTTATGGGCATGTTTGATGACCTTCCCGCGCCATTCATGGTGTCTGCGATCAAGGTGTGGCCTTGCGCCAGTCGGCCTGGTTTTCAATGGTTCATTGCCTGGGAAGGACGCCCGTACTACTTCCGCAGTCGCAACGATGCCATCCTGTTTGCGAAAGACCGCTGCTCTGTCGAAGATCATGAAGGCTTATGCGATTAAGCCGTTAAGAAGCCCTGTCCTGCGCTAGTCTGCCTCTGTTGATTCTCGCCCGCTTGCGCGGGCTTTTTCGTCTATGGCGCTAAAGGACAAGGCACGTTGCGACAAGATTGCCCGCACTGGACGAGTGGAAAGCTGGATGGAAGACCCTGAGGGGCGCTTGCCGGTTAGCTGTGCAGTAATTGTCGTTGAAGATTCAATGGAAGGCCGTGATGGCATTGAAGCATCTTGGCGATTCACTTCCCATGGTCTTCGTAATGGCGCTGGCGTGGCAGTGCATTTGTCTAACTTGCGTCCGCGAGGTGAACAGAATGGCAAAGGACTCACTGCTTCAGGACCCTGCTCTTTTGGTAAAATCTATTCAACGCTCAATGAGATTCTTCGTCGCGGTGGCAAGTTTAAGAATGGGGCTGTAGTGCTTCATCTTGACTACGACCATCCCGATGCTATGGAATTTATTTCCATGACACGACAAGAGCTGCAATGGGCAAAACGTGCGATCAACGTAGACGAGTACTTTTTTGAGCGCACCACGCCTGAGTTTAGAACTAAACTAATTCAGGCAATCTCCAATGGGGACGTGTGGCTTGTCAAAAAGAAGTATGATCGTTTTGGGAGTAGAGTTTTCTTCCAGGTTTGTCTCGAAGTGGCTATGCCGTCTCGGGGAACTTGCCTCCTTGAACATATTAACGCAGGTGCATGTGGCATTGATGATTTAGAGAAGGCGTTTACTGCTGGCATGAAAGAGGTTTGCGAGCTTCATGCTCGTACTGGAGTGGGTCGCACCAGTGAATATCTCCCGCCTGAAGAGGACAGACAGGTGGGCCTAGGTATTCTTGGCCTTGCCAACTTCCTCTCCATTCACGGCATTTCTTACGAAGATTTTGGTAACGCCCTAGAGAGCTACACGCTTGGCACGGAGCAATGGGATTATTGGTATGAGACAAAGGCTGGCGATGCCGTAAGCGCCTTTGACAATGCAATTGAATCTGCTGCAGAGGTGGCACGCTCGTACAACATGGAACGAGCCTTTGCCATTGCTCCCACTGCTTCTTGCTCCTATCGCTACCTTGACTCTCGCGGCTTTACCACTGCCCCTGAAATCGCCCCTCCCATTGCCCGCATTGTCGATAGGGATAGTGAGACAATGGGCGTGGAGCGGTTTGAATATGGGCCAGTAGAAATTGCCGAGGAAGTGGGCTGGGAAGCGTTCCGCAAAGTAGCAGATGGCATCATGCGACTCATGGAGCGCACTGGCCTCCTGCACGGCTACTCCCTTAACTGGTGGTCTGACATGGTGGTTTGCGACGAAGACTTCCTGCGCGAATGGCTAGAAAGTCCTCAAACTTCTCTCTACTACGCCTTGCAAGTGCAAAGTGGCACGCAAGCCAAGGATGATGTTGGGGTAGACTTGGAAGAGAGTCTGGCCGAGTTCTTTAGCTTGGACAGTGAAGAGGAGCAAGCATCTTGCTCGATTGACGGAGGCTTCTGCGCGGCCTGCGCCGAATGATCTCCCACCACTTTCTCAACGACTACGGGGCCGATCTATCGGCCCTTTGTTTTCTGTCTTTTCTTTTCCTCGCATTGATCAACGATGGCCGTTCTTGACTACTTCTCTGCTGTTGCCCGCAAGCGCCCTTGGCAGGCCGTGCCCGTTACTAAAGGCAATCTTGTACCTGGCTCTGAAGAAACCATCTTCCGTGCCCTTGCAATCCGCCACCTAGAGCTTCCCGTGAAGGACATGCTCTTGGAAGGACTCAACCGCGATCTGCCGAGCACGCTTGGCCTTATTGAAAGCATTGAGAGCAACATTCTCGACGAGGAGCGCCATGACATTGCGTTGAATTACGTGGCCGCTGCGCATGGCGTGGACGAGAAAGCTGAAGCAGAGGCGATGAAGATTCGTCAAGCATGGATTGATCATCCTGCCCACCCCATTGCCAAGGTGGCCGTTCTTGAGCGCAGTTTGTTCTTCACGATCCTGCCATTCTTCCGTTTCAATGGTGACAAAGGGCTGCGAACTGTTGCGTCCGACATTTCAAGAGATGAGATTTGTCACGCTTTCTGTCATACGGAAATCTGCAAAGAAGCAGGAGAAAAGTATGGCGAAAGCCTGAACAAGCTCCGCAAGATGACTGCATTGTGGATTTACGACAAGCTAGGCAAGTCGTCCAACAAATACTTGGACAAAGACTTCTGGCTTCGTCAAAGCGATAGCCTATTCTTCCATGGAAAAGCGCCTGAATTGAATGAGACGAAAGCAAGCGTAATGCCAAGTTTCTTTGAAACGAATGCGCTAAATTTGCCTGCCTACGGTAGGTGAATAGGCCGCGCCCTACTTTGCAGGGCTTCCAGCCCAGTGCGAACCAATTGGATAAGGCGGCTCCAGCACCTCTCCCTAGGACGCTAGTGGAAGTACTGACAGCGATGGGGGTTCAAGTCCCTCCTGGGCTTTGTGCTATAGTTTCAAGCGACAGATGCGACGGGCTTGCCTGCCGGTACTGTCGCAAGCCCCTGCTCTAGCAGCAAGGCGGTTTCCGGGGAGTTGGCCAACGTTGCAACCGGAAAACCTAGCAAACGTCGGAAATGGGGGTGGATGCCTGTCCGGTAATTTCAAATTGCCACTTTCGGGCTACCCACCCTCGCCCACAACCCTTTCTTTGGTTCTGAATCCGCGCTAGACGCGATAGTAGGAATCTCCGGGTTGTGTTCCCGCTCTGCCTCGGCATCGGATCCCGCTCTGCTTCGGCATCGGGCCTCAAGTCCTGCTTCGGCAGGCCAGGAGGGTTGATCGCCTCCTGCGGCGCCCCAGGTTTGCGCCTCTCAACGATGCGCAAACTTGGGGCCTTCGGGAAAGATGCCAGACCGGGCTCTGGCTGCTGAGGGGGCTAAATCTCCTTAGCGTAGACGGTTCGATTCCGTCCTTTCCCCTTCTGGTATAGTGGCAGCAACCAGACCCTCATCATGGCCCGCTACCGCATTGTTCGTCGTCCAAGTGTCAAGTATCCCGAGACAGCCACTTACGACGTAGAGCGCTTTTCGTGGCCATTTATTTGGACATGGGTTAACGTTTACTTGACTCTTGAAGGTGCCAAGGCTTACGTTGACGAGTGCAAGGAAAAAGAGGACATGCCTCCAATCAAGCGAGAAGTGGTGTGGGAGAGCGAGCGATGAACAGGACAAGAGTGGCTAGTCTCGTCGCT